AACACCATCTACGCCGACAACATCAAGTATTGGAACAAGACCATCTCCACTGGCAAGTCTGGCGACCTTCAGATGGCCAAGTTCCCCGAGTCGTTCTACACCGACGTGCTCGGCCAGACCAAGGAGGAGGAGGGCGGCATCACCGAGTCCCCGAACGACACCTCCAAGCAGTTCGCGCTCATGTTCCAGCTTGAGGGCGATGCTGGCGGTCGTCGCGTGTGCTGGTTCAACTGCACCGCGACCATCCCGACCTTCACCGCCGCGACCGTGACGGACAGCATCACCGAGGCTTCCGAGACCTCGACCATCACCGCATCCCCCGTCACCGTTGGCGGCAAGCTCCGCACCCAGTACAGCTGCGAGACTGGCGACACGAAGTACGCCACGTTCTTCGATTCCGTCCCGTTCTCGACCACTGGTGCCTAGTCGACACGACGCAAACGTAACAGGAGGGGGCGCTTCGGCGTCCCCTCCACCATGAAGGAGGACGGCATATGGCAAGGAAGAAGAGCGAGACCCCGCGCGACAACCGCGCCAAGGTCACTCTGGCTGGCATCGAGTTCGAGGTCGAGGCGTCCAACGGCGCTTGCCTCGCCTATGCCAACGAGTTCAGGGGCAAGCTAGAGGCCCCGTTCACTGGGAACTTGATGGGCGACATTCTCGCAAGCACGAGGGCGCTGTCTGCCAACGACGGCACCGAGATGCTCGCCCTTGAGAACATCCCCCGCATCGTCTGGGCGATGGCCTTCGCGGCTGGCGACAAGCACGGCACCTACGAGGGGCTGTGCAAGGAGCTTGAGCACGAGACGGTCGGATACTACGAGCTTGCCGACGCCTGCGGCGAGGTGTTCCGCCTCGCGGACAGGACGTTTTTTCGTCTCCCAGAGAGACCAGCCGACGCTGTCGAACCCGACGAGGCGCAAGAAGGCTAAGGACACCGAGCCTCCCGTCGAGGTCGAGGCTTGGCCAGAGGAGGCCCGCATCATGGCCCTGATGGGCGCGGGCTTCTCCTATTGGGACGCATACCACATGGCACCCCGCGACACGCGGCGGTTCCTTGGAATACACAACGCTTGGTCGATTCCAAGCGACCAGCGAGAGGCTGGCGTCCGCATCGCAAGTGCGGCTGACGTTGCAGCCGAGTTCGCATCAGGCTAGTTAGGAGGGCGCATGGCCGAGTACAAGGGCCTGACAATCCGCTTCGAGGGCGACGACTCCGACCTTTCGGCGGTGCTTCACCGAATCGGAGAGAACGCACGTGACGCGCAGCGCCACCTCACTGGCATCAACGAGGCGCTTAGGCTAGACCCGTCAAACACGAGGCTCGCCGAGTATCAGCTCCAACACTTCGGCGAAGAGGCCAAGGCTGCGAGGGACAGGCTTACCGCCCTCAAGGCTGGCCTCGAAGAGGTTCCAAACGTTATCCAGCGGAACGAGAAGGAGATAGAACGGCTCGGCTCCGTGGTGAGGACGAACGTTTCCTCATATGGCGAGCTTGGCAAACAGGCCGAACAACTCGAGTCCGAGCACGGCAGGCTCAGCTCACGGCTAAGCGAAGTCACGTCCGAGATGGAACAGCTCGAAGCCAGTGGCAGGGGTACCACGACAGAGTACAAGGACGTGCAGCAGGAGCTGAAGAACACTGAGCAGCGCATGAAGGAGCTTGCTCAGGCCCACAAGGGGAACAGCAAGGAGTACAGGCAGCTCAAGGAGGACGCTGCCACGCTCCGACAGTGGCTTGCCGAACTCGAACAGACTGGTGGCAAATGCACGGCTGAGTTCGCCGAGCTAGAGAGCGAGTCAAGGCAGCTGGGTGCAAGCCTCGACAAGGTCGAAGAGGACTCGGCAGAGTGTTCGCAGCAGATGAAGAAGCTCGAAACAGAGACCGAGCAGGCTGCGAACCAGATGGTCGAACTCACAGCCGAGAACCGCGAGCTTGACGCCTCTGTAGACAAGTTCAACGAGGACATTGAGATAGCGAGGGCAAAGCTCCATGCCTTGGAGGAGCGTGAGCGTGCTGCTGCGGCACACGCTGAGGCTGCGAAAACGAGGTTCTACAGGTTCGGCACGGCGCTCCAAGAGGTCGGGTCGTGGGCACAGTCGGCTGGCGACAAGCTAATAGGCATCGGCACCGCAATGTCGACAATCGCTGGAATCTCGGCTGCGACGCTCGGCAGGAAGATTGTCAGCGAGACAGAGGAGTTCGGCAACGCCATGTCTCAGGTCGGCGTCTATCTGGGCGTCACCGACGACGGCCTTGAGCACATGAGCGACCTAGCTCTCAAGTGGGGCAAGGACACGCAATACTCGGCAACCGAGGCGGCTCAGGCAATGTCAGAGCTTGCCAAGGGCGGCTTGTCTGCTGTGGAAATCGAGGGCGGCGCAATGGCCGCTACGATGGACTTGGCGGCTGCTGGGCAGATGGACTTGGCCGACGCAGCGCTAACCGTCGCTCAGTCCATGCGAGCATTCGGCCTTCAGGCGAGCGACACGACAGAGGTCGCCGACGCCCTCGCTGGCGTCGCAAACGGCACCACGTCGACCGTCGAGGGACTCGCCAACGGCTTCAGGTACGTCGCTGGATGGTCGCGGCTTTCAAGCTGGGACATTCACGAGGTATCTGGCGCACTCGGCCTCCTCGCCGACTATGGCCTTCAGGGCGAGATGGCGGGCACGGCGCTCAGGAACGTGCTCATGCGACTCGCAGCCCCGACCGACAAGGCAAGGGGCATCATGGAGGAGTACGGCATCGAGGTTCGCGACGCCGAGGGCCACATGAAGTCTGCGGTCGAGGTGGTCGACGAGCTGAACGCAGCGTTCGAGGGCGTTGGCGAGGAGGAGCGCGACGCCGCGCTCAACACGATGTTCGGAGCACGCGGCATCAACGCGGCATCGGCCCTCATGGATGCTGGCTCGAAGTCCCTTCAGGAGTACATCGACCTCTCTGGCGAGGCTGGCGCAGCGTTCGAGATGGCGCAAGGCCAGATGGGCGACCTTGGGTGGGCGCTTGAGTACCTGCGCGGCGAGGCCGAGACGGCTGGCGTGAACATCGGCAACGCACTCACCCCATTCCTGATTGACGCGGCAAACTACGCAGAGGACTTGCTTAGCAAGTTCAACGAGCTTGGTTCTGCTGGGCAGCTTGACGTTGCCAAGAAGTTCGCTGGGCTGCTCGGGCTTGGCCCCGCGCTTGTCGTGGCAGGCAATGCGCTGAAGGGCTTCGGTAGCCTCTCGTCTGGCCTCGGTGGCGGGCTTAGGTTCGTGTCCGAGTTCAACAAGCAGCTGCAACAGGTCGGCGACAAGGCGGCTACTCTGCCAGAGCTTCTCGGCAGGACGGCAGCTGGCCTCGGAGGGTTCGAGAAGAACGCCGAGAAGGTTGCTGGTGCGACCCAAGCGGCTGCAACGGGCCTCACGTCGCTCAAGGTTGCCGCTGGCTTTGCGGTTGCTGCGCTTGTCATTGGTGGAATTGTCGCAATTCTGAAGCAGTACGACGACATGAGGAAGCGTGCCGAGAAGCTGAGCACCGCGATGGGTGCGCTGTCCGAGGCATCAAACGACACGGGCAGGAGGCTGTCTGACACTGCTGACGACGCCGACAGCACGCGCAAGTCGCTGAAGGAGCTTCGCGACGAGACCGAGGCTCTGGCGGACGAGCACATCGAGCTTGCCGTCTCGTTCAAGAAGCAGAACGAGGAGCTGAGCGGGAACGTGGCCCAGCTCAAGTGGGCGCGAGACACCGTCGTGAAGTACCAAGGCGAGATGGCCGAGGGCACCGAGCTTTCGGCGACCGCTCAGGGTGAGCTTAACACGGCTCTACAGACCCTTCAGTCGCAGTACGGAATCACGTTCGGGGTGGTCGAAGGCTCCCTCGTCATGTATGACGACGAGGGCAATGCAATCGACCTGACAAAGGAGAAGATTTACGAGCTGTGCGACGCTAGGATGTACGAGATGCAGCTCAACGCCTTCTCCGACCAATACGGGGAGACGCTGAAGGAGCGTGAGGAGAGGACTTCGCAGCTTGCGGAAGCCACTAGTCAGCTCAACGCCGCGCAGGAAGAGCTTAACGGGTATTACGAGAAGTACGGCATCACGAGCCTAAGCGACCTAACGATAGCCGAGCACGAACTAATACCAGACGCAGACCTCAGTCGCATGCAGGAGCTTGAGAGTCTTACTGGCGACCTCAACGAGCAAATCGGTCAGCTCAACGACCAAATCGCCGACGACGAAAAGGCCATGGCGAACTACGAGTACCGCGTCGGTGCGCTCACCGCAGCCTCCGAGGGGGCAGACATGACCCTCGGCCAGCTGGTGGCGACGAACGACGACCTCATGTTTGCACTTCAGGTCGCCAACGTTGGAATCGCCGACTTTGGCGCAGCACTCGACGACGCGGGCTTCGACAGCAATGCGATGATGGACTTCTTTGCGGAGTCTCCCGAGGCGTTTGAAGCGATGGTTCGCAACTTCGACGGAACCTCCGACTCGCTGATTCGCTCGTTTGACATTCTCAACGGCGAGTTCGATGGCATCCCAACCTCTTGGAGCGCTGCCATGGCAACGCTCCGACGCAATACTGGCGCGTCGATGGACGACCTGAATGCGGCCTTGCAAGAGGGCTTCAGGAGCGGCGAGATTACGTTCCAGTCTAGCGCTGACGACCTGAGCAGCTATCTCTATGATGCGCTGAGTCTTGACGGCTTTGACGCCGAGCGTGCCATTGCACAGTTCAGGGACAAACTCAACTTCGACGCGCTCAAGGCAAAGTTCGGAGAGGGCGGCGATGAGGCTGCACAAGGGTACGTCGATGCGGTCGAGAGGACGCTGTCGCTCGCTGGTAGCGGCTCGCCGCTACTGTCTGCCTCGGCAGATTTGGCCCGTGGAGTCATGACGGCTTGGCAGGGACAGATGAAGTCCCTCAAGGGCGACATGCTCACAACGGGAGAGGACGTGGGAAGGTCGGGCGGCGCTGGCGTCGGCAACGGACTCGCTTTGCAACTGAAGCGCATCAACATCCCGCGCACAGCAAGACGCGAAATCATGAACCCGCTGGCAAGCGTGATGCAATCAGGCAGCAAGCTGTCTGGCGGCTGGGGCAGGGCCTTGAGTTCCAACTTCGCTAGCGGAATGACTGGCGTCTCAATCTCGTCCCGAGCGGCGAACATGATGCACGCCACGCAGACGGCCATGCGCATCTACGAGAAGACCTCGTACACGTGGGGTTACGACCTGTTCTCGAACTTCGCTCAGGGCTTGAGCGACGCGCTCCCGAAAATCATGGACAAGGTCGACAAAGCAGCGGCATACACCGCAGCGAAGTTGAAGCACTCGGTGCCTAAGTCTGGCCCGCTCCATGACGACGACGTGTGGGGCTACCACCTCGGCCAGAACTTCGCAAACGGAATGTACAAGGCCCTTCCGCAGGTCGAGCGTGCGTCCCTCGCGATGGCCGAGGCCGTCCAGCAGCCGACCATCGACTTTGGCTACGAGGAGGGCAGGTTCCTCACTGGCGTCGCAGACAACGTGAGGGCCAACCAGAACGTCAACATCTACTTCGACGGCATCAACGTCAACGACAATCCCGCCATCAGGAACGCATTCATCGACCTGATGTACGAGGCCAACAGACTGGGGGCGATGAACGGTGGCAAGCGATAGCCTAGCTCAAGGCACCTACGTGGTCGTCAACGCCTCCACGGGAAAGGTCATGGGAGTCCCGAGCGAGGCTTGGGATGGCAGCAACGTGACGCTTCAGGACTGGTGGTTTTGGGACGGGTTCGACGAGACTGTCTACTACAGCGGCACCAAGGCCAAGGTAATCAACGAGCTTGCTGGCCGTCTGTTCGACGTTGGCGACGGCACGGCGTCGAGCGCCCTCACCGTAAAGGGTGCCGACAAGAACCGTGTGCAGTCGTTCAACATCGTGCCGACTGGCCTTACCATGACGTTCCAAGGCGACACAATCGACACCTACTACATCGAGGTCGGCGACTCGCTCGTCCTTGGCGCGAACGGGGGCTATGTCTCCGTGACCGCCAAGGGCGGGTCGTCCTCCACTGAGCAGCACTGGGGCTTCTGGAACAACCCAGAGTTCATGAGCGGCGGTCTCTTCGAGATTCGCAGCAAGCAGGACACCACGATGTGCGCCCAGATTCAGTCTGACTCGAACGCCAGTGGCGCAAGGCTCGTCATGGGCTACGCGGACGGCTCGAACGGCGACAAGTTCTGGTTCCTACCTAGGGACGGCGGGGGCTACTCGATAGTCAACGCACGGTCAAGTCTGTCTCTCAGCGTGGACAACAGCCAAGCGGTCGACGGGGCCACGGTCTCGCAGCGCGACAACTCCATGACGACGGACAACCAGCATTGGGCCGTCGAGTATCTTGGCGGCGTGGTCGTCGACGGAGTGCCCTCTGCGGACGTTACGATAGGCAACTACCTGTCAAGCGACCCAGACTCATACCTGCTCGACTCGTACCTGCAAGACCGCACGAGCGACGCTAGGGTGGCCATGCGGGCGGCGAACGGCGACGGAAGCCAGAGATGGGTTCTGAGGCAGACAAAGCTCAACAGCGGGAGCCTGCCAGTCCCCGCCAACGTCGGCATGACGGCGGCGGTCGGAGAGTACCCCGAGCAGTTCGAGCTTCCCATCACCGACACCTTCTACCCCTGCTGGGACTGCACGGACGGCTGGGCGACTGGTGGCCCGAACCACTTCGAGTACATGTACCAGTGGTCGTACATCGACGAGTACGGGCGCGGGGACGCTTGGTTTTGGAACGTCACTGGCGGCGAGACGTGGACTCCCGTTGAGGCCCAGTACGACGGCACGAGGGTTTGGATGCGCAATGGCATCACGCTCCCGTCTCAGGACAAGTGGCTCTACATGTACAACTTCTACGTCCGCTGCGTCTCGCAGGTCGAGGTAGCCGACTGGGACGCCTCGCATGGATGGTGGCACCAGACGGGCACCACGCACCTTGAGAACGTAGCTGGACAGCAGAACTACGCAAGCCTCTTGCTGTACAGAAGGCCGACCGTGAGCCTCACGGCGGCTGGCGTGTCCCCGAACGGGCTTCGCATCGAGTACGAGAGCAACTACTCTGCTGGCAGGACGAACCTCTACATCACGTCTATCGTCGACAACGGCGGCAAGGACTGGCTCGTCGGAGACATGGAGTTCCAGTCGCTAGACCAGCGCGGCTCCGTGTTCATCCCGTGCGAGCGGGTAGCTGGGCTGGCTGGCGGCACAGAAGTCACCGTTACCTATGAGATTGGCACCGACAAGGTGCGCCGCATGGACGGCGAGGAGTCGGCGACGCTCATGGCGTCCTACACCTCTGGCGACGACGGCGAGCAGTACAGCGAGGGCATAGCGACCCTCACCTACACGTTCGACTACACGACCCGCATGGTCGTGGCGACCCTGCCGCACTACTCTGGCGGCAAGGAGTACCTGTGGAGGCAGACGGCCAAGAGCACCACGCCCGTGACGGGCAAGACCTCTGGCAACGTCACGACCTACAGGGTTCCCTACGCCTACGGCTCTGGCATCACGCTGCTGGCCTCCGTGGTCAACACGGACGGCGACGTGTGGGGCGTGAGCAGGACGACAATCGGCGGCGCTGGCTCGGCGCTTGAGCGCGAGTACCCGCCAGCCCACGTGTGGGTGTGGGACGGCGGCAGCTTCGTAATCGAGGCGAACGACAACCCGCTTGAGACCCACCGCACGTTCGAGGCGGTCTACGAGGAGCACATCCTCAACAAGCGTGCACGCTCCGTCGTGACGTTCGCCCACACCGTCCGAAGCGAGTTCGAGGTGGAGGGCATGCTCTACGAGGGCGTGACGAACTCCACCGTCGAGGGCCTGATTGCCCTAGTCGACGCCAAGCACGTCACCTATTACGCGCCCTCTGGCGAGGAGGCCACGGTCGCCGTCGTCGGTGCCGACTACACCCGCCACGGGCGCTACACAAAGGTCACGGTTCAGATGATTGAGGAGACTATCTGATGGCATTGGACTGGCGCGACCTCAAGCGCGTCGGCACGCTAACGTTCGAGATGGTGTCCCCAAACGACACGTCGCAGGTCTACGGGGAGCTTGAGGGGGTCGACCTCTCAGGCTCCTCGCTCTCT